GAATCCTTAATCCAAATAGTAGACGAAGTAAAATCATACCTCTCCTGATCATCAATAGAGGTTGTAATTGCTGAATCAAAAAGTAATTCCCCCTCTAATACCAACTCACGAATAGTATCATTGATGTATTGGTCAATATCAGTTGATCGGAGATAATCTTTATCAGCTGGGTCTAAGAGATCCCACACTTCCTTACGTAGCGACTTGAGTGAAGTACTCATATCAATTCCTTAAGTTATGTGGAGGGAGAAGCATAACATCTCCCCCCACACCATGTTTACACCGCACTCATCTGAGTACAAGCTGTGTAGTAAGCAATTACGCCAAAATCCTCGCTGTTAAACGTGGCTTTGTCGCATGTGTAAATCAGCCCACCTGCTACACCAAGTTGGTTGCCATAATCAAAGGTCTTCTCAACCCAGATAGGCTCTCCACCTGTAGCAAACGTACCAGCCTGCGCACCCAAGAATAGTGCTTGCGCTCCGTGAATATCACTATTACTTCCGTATGAATCCGACCGTGTAATGAGTTCATGTTCATGCACGACCACTTTGTCCCATGCACCGATAGCACCAGTGAAAATAGGATTATCTCGTCCTCGAATACCAGCTTCCCTCTGGGCTTGCTGCCATTCAGAATTGCGGATTAAGTCGTATGCCTGCTCTGGATGCACCAGAAGAACATACCACTCTTCACCCTTAATCTTAATAGGACGGATTTTCACTTCGTCACTGCCCTTTGGAGTCTTTGCCGCTTTTTTCAAAGCAGAAATATCCCCAGGTACTATCAAATCAGCAGCTACTAACTGTGCTGTAATGCTGGCTTGATTCAACCGTGTGTATACCGCAACTCCTCCATCATCAGCCCTGAAAGTACGAGTCATGCTCGTTCCCAAAGCTGAAAACTGATCGGAGTCTACCTTTTCAGATAACCAGATTTTCAATGAGGCAAGTGCTTCTTCCCGGAAGTTGTGTAATACTTTCTTGTTGTCGAATTTACCAGTGTCACGAAATGCGTTACGTTCTCTACCAAGAGTTACAGTCTGACTGTAAGTCTTAAGCTGTTCTTCATTCCCCTCAAGAGTATCATCACCACTAATTCCCGTACCGGAAGGATTCATCAGCAATCCAAAAGTTACATCCTTACCAGCTTCCTTATCCAGCTCGTGTTTGTGATGAATCATAAAGTTCGGTCCATCACCAGTGAATTTCTTGAAGTAGATTTCCTTACCAGCTTCGTACCATAGCTGTTTCGCCCATCGTGATACCTGTAAACCTGACGCCCATGAAGACTGTGCCATTATTCAACCCTCCTATTCATTTGTCAAGTCAATTAGCAATACGATGAGGTATCCAGCGCCAGCTGTAATGTCATTGGTAGCAACAGTAATATCAACAGTATCAGCAGCAGTATTGTAAGTTTGCTTACCAGCAGTTGTGTCATAATCACCCGTACTTAGCGTAACCACATCCTTTGCAGCCAGCTCAGTACCATCAGCGGTATGAGCAGCACACAAAGCCTCTGCAGCAAGAAACTGAATTGTTCCATTATTGCTATCAGATACAAGCGACGTAGTAACTGCAAAGAATCCCATAGCTACAAAGTTATTTGCAGGTATGGTGATTAGATTATGCGTACCCTGGTTTCCATAAGTCGTAGCCGTGAAGGTAAGTTTCTTACAAACCCACCGACCAATACTGTCATCACTTCTTCCAACCGGTACTTCGTCCAAACTTGAAGTATAATCAGTCATTTGAAACCTCTATCAATTGTTAATGTGATAAAGCCAAAGACCTACAAAGCCATTGCATGCTTTCTTTCATCTTCTGGAAGATTATCCCAATCTTCCTGTGATAGATTCTCGTAATACGCTGCATCACGTTTCTGTCCACCACCAGTACCTTTATTAGCAAGAGATGGCGGTAATTCACCGCCCTTCGCTAATTCAGATAAAACTTCCTTCCGACCTGATTCTTTGGCTTCTTTTAAAACGGCTTCTTTTTGCATCAGATACAGAGCATCATCAAAACGCCTGACACCCCGTTCATCTCCAAATCGAGCCACTTCCATCCAATCTTCATCAGTCATCTTAGGATTACCTTCTTTGAGCTTCTCAAGAGTTGTAGTTACCCGTTGAGCCTCCCGAGCCTTCTGAGACATATTCTTAAAAATCCCTCCAACCTTCTTCTCGATATATGTATCAACAGAATCTTGATCGTAAGGATCATAAGTCAATTCTTCTTCGGGTTCGGGCTCAGGCTCACTAACACTGGCTACCTTCTTGCGAAGCTCACCAAGTTCCGTTGTCTGACGACCTTGTAATACTTGAAGATCACGAAAGGATTGTAAAGCTATATCCACATTTTCAAACTCATGTTCTCCAATGCGAACCTTACCATCTTCCGCAATCTCCCATTCTGGATGGGTTTTATCTTCTGAGGAGGGCTCTGGACTTTCTGGGGGCGGAGACTCTACTTTGGTCTCAGTGTCGACCTCACCAGCCGTTTCAAACTCAGCCGTTTCCGTCTCACCAGCAAGCTCCTTTTTCTCATCAATAAATTTGGATTCATTATCCATGACTTGCTCCTTTCCTTGTCTCTCTAAAACGAGAGGGGATAGTTGTTATTTTTTTATGTCTAACTAAACTGGTTTAGGGCGTTTCCCTTTTCCCTTTGGGGGGCTTGCCCTCTTTGTATCGTCCCCTTTACGGTCAAACCTGGGTTTAACCCTGGAACGATCTATCTTGTTACAAACATTCTGGTTCATAATCTTTCTCCTTATACATCTATAGAAGTGATATCCAACGCTGATGCGCTTAGTGTTGCTGGTACTGAACTACCCGATGTATCCGTAATTGCTGAAGCTTCACTGGGAGCTAAACTATTTTCTGCAGCACCAGTATCAGGTCTCGAACAACGGGAAGCAGCATAAGTAGAACCAGGACATTCATGGGTATGTACATCATATATGGATTTAACATCTGCCAACGTAGTCCCAATTGCTATCACTTCCGTTCTCATTGTTGCATGGTCAGTCCTCAACTCATTAGCCAAAGTCTGGATTTCAGTTAAAAATGCTACCAGCGCATCCTGACTCATTCCAGCTTGTGTTATTTTCTTTGCCATTCTATTTTCTCCTTATCTTTATCTTCAGTAACCCAACAAAAAAACCACGCTCTTCCCGAATACGGGAATTACGTGGCTTACCCTTGTAGTGGCCTATGTTAGATTACCCTTACTTCAAATCAATTATCTCCGTTTTTTCTACCTTGCGAATAAATCCCGGTGGTGCAAAATGAATAACCACCTTACCCACAAACTTAATCCTCAAAAGCTCCCTCAATAACTCCATAACCTTCCCAAGCATTATGCCTTCCCCTTCGCTCCTGCTTGTTGCTGTAATAACATCTGCTGTACCTGAACACCCTGAATTGCTTCCTTGATTTCGTCCTTACTATCCCAATCTGACTGATCCACCAACGGCGGTAACAATGCCGGTGCATAAGAAGGAATCATCTTGATAAGTTCCGCCATCTCACGAAACTTAATCGCCTTAACCGTCGGCGATTCACTCTTATCCAGAAGAATATCATATTGAAGCAAACTCTCCTCGCTCTTAAACTGCTGAATAAACATATCAATCTCCGCACTGTTTACTCCCTCAGATTCCAACCCGATAATTCTCTTAATCTTTTCTTTAGTCCAAAACTGCTGCATATTAGAAATTACCATCTGTAATACACGCTTCTTCGTTTGATCTAAATTGTTCAAAGGCTCTTCAAGAGTTAATAATCCCTGCCTGATACGAGTGGTAGCTGCTATTCCCGATTCCTTAGACGCCGAAGCTACACCCATCAATGGATCGGTAGCTCCAGAAATCTCCTTAGAGTCTATCTCCGACCTTTCCTCCATAAGCCCAAAATAATTCAATATCTGCAAGTGAGCTGTACTCCACTGCTGCATAACATCCCTGAGCGTCTTACCAGCCTTAAGTTTCACAAAAGCCCACTTACCTGTGGAACTTGCCTCATTCAACTCCTCCGTACTAATTCCAGCATTCTTATCAATAATTCCACCACCCTTTGGACTCCTGTTCAATATATCCATCGCTACAGAATGTGACTTATTCTTCTGCCTCTGCGGATCTTTCAAATTCTCTACCAACCCTAAAGTCTCTACCTTATCACCCATATCCTCAAAATAGAAGAAATACGGCACTAAAGTAAACTGACCATGATTGTAAGGAAGCTCCTGCCTCTCACGTAAAAGCCTGCCACCGCTAAAATGAACTACATATACCTTTGACACCTTCCTGCCAATAATCTCTAAAACATTTGGATTTATCCCCTCACCAATTAACTTATCCCTAAACGCCTTAGCATCCGACCGGGAATTAAATGGAGTCTTAAACCGCACCCCAATTGAAAGATCAACCACAAAATACTGATATACCCACTCTCTCTCCTGAATATCTATTACACGAACCCGCTTCCTGTTTTTATCTATGTATTTAGCCCAATTGACAACATCGCCTTCCTCGTAAGTATCTCCCCTTTCACGACCAATATCCTCTCCAGGTGGAGTAAAATCGAGATCATTCTTTAACCCTTCAACATCATCTTTAATATCCTTCGTAGCATCAGGATAAGTAGCTTTTAACTCACTTAAAGTAAACCACTTTTCCCTCGCAACCCTTGTCCATTGAGAAATATCATCTGTACGAGCATCAGGATCAATCCGAACATTCGCCCAGGATTCCCGTTCAATAAATATGTCCTTACCATAATCCGCACCCTCCTCAACATATACATCTAACCAATCTCTACCTACAATCACACCATTCTTAAAAACACGAGAAAATTTCCTCTGTAAAGCTCCATTCCGATCAAGATGTAATAAACACGGAGTAATAAGCTGTGTCCAGGGCTCATCCTCCATTCCAAAAGCCCTTGCTTTCCAATAAGTTCTCTGCTGTTGCTCAAGCCCCACAACCATATTTACCTTTGGCAAGGTAATGTTTAACTGTAAAGGCGGTCTCTCCTCTGACTCCAATTTATCCAATTGCTCTTGTTCCCACTGCCCGGTTCCATATCCACCTGTGTAAAACGGCATAGACTCCCTACCAGCATCTAAAAACTCCTTATCAGCTGTTTCCATAGCTTCAAACATTTCCCGATACTGTTTTACTTCAGTCATTACACACCTAAATAACTATGCCTTGTATGCTTCTTAAATAAAAAGTCCCAACCATCTTCTATCTTATCAGGTTTAACCGAATCCTCTATCCAATTGATCATATAGCGGGCCTCATCCATTTTATGATCGTCCTTCTTTACAGGCTTCTCAGGCATATTCTTGTCCTGCACGGAAATATCCGCCAGACGATAATTCTTAATCTCCTCCCTGAAAGGCTCATTCGCCTCAATTGCAAATACAAATAACTTTGGCTTACCCTTCGGAAATTTAGGATCATCAGTTTTTACCGGTTTCAAATAACTTGCCACCCTGTCAATACCACCTGCTACATCATTATTCGCTAAATCCCAATAAATCTCGTACTCCTCATACCGCTCAGCAATAGTATCCTCCATCCGCCTGTGAAAAATGTCTGGTGCAGCTGGCCAACCAACTACCTTATCCAAATTCGTCCCATTCCTCTTAGACTTGAGTTTTAACATCTCAGCATGATAACTAACAAACCTTCCTGCTTCATAATGAGTATCATACAAAATTACGTTACCCTTTGGATCTGTCGCCCACCACCCAATAGATGTAGGGTTAGTACGGCCATGATCCAATGCAATATACCTGTTCCACCAATCGGGAATTGGAAACGGCTTTATCCAGTGAATCTCATCATCCCAATCAGGATATACAAGACCTTCAAAACTATCCCAGCTACAAAATACATATCGATTCAACCATCGCTCAGGATAATTACTTAAAAGATTCGCTATGTAATCATAAGGCAAATAGGGATTGTCTGTAAAATCAAACGTTACCTCATCCTGATTATGTGGCGCTGATACATCCTTCTTCCACATCCTGCTCTCTATATATGTGTAATCCCTGCCACCACGTCCATCTATCCACTTCTTCCATATCCAGTTGTGACCTGCAGGATTACAACTCAATATCGAATGCCTGGTAGCATTTGAACGCCTTAAACGACCTATAGCTGCCTGAAATACCTCCTCATCAATCTCCTCAGCCTGATCCGGGGCAAATAACCCTAAATTCATTGACTTAATCTCATTCAACGCCTCTCTCGATTTGTCCAACTGCCGATACCTGATAATAGAATCCTTGCCCTCCGTCCTTATGTAAATATTGTGCCTCTGTTTATCATGCCTTACTATTAACTGCTCAGGAATTATCTTCAACAACTCAGGCAAAGTTGAAGACTCAAACCAGCTTAACTTCTTCCTTCCAGTCAATATCTCGTTACCAGGAAAATAAATTGCATTTAATAACATCATCACACATAACCACTGAGTTTTACCAGTACCAAATGAACCCGCATTAAGTATATGCTTGTACTTCCCTCCCCAATGTAATTCAAAAGCATCCTGCTGCTTAGGCAAAGGATTAGATATATTCCCATCCGCATCAAGATAACCAACATCTACACTGGAATTTGGGACTTGAATGTTCATTTAGTCACACTCCCTACAATATTACTCAACTCCCTGGCTCTGTTCGGTGTCTGCTTAGCCCACTTTGAATCCAACATCTCAATAGATGCCTTTTCCCACTTCAACTCCCTGAAATATCCAATCGTCTTCTTAAACTTGGAAAACCCTGAGATCCCTATCTGAAAACACATTTCAACAATTACCTCCTGAATAGCACCTGGCATAAATCTGAACCAACCAAATTTCTCCTGCACCTTAAATACCAACTCATATACAATATTCCTCAATATCTGTGACGAAATATCCCTGTCAAGTACCAAATCCTTGATAGCAAACCCATAACCAATCGTATCAAATCCCAAACTATCCTTGTAAACCGTCGGGGAAAATCCCTCATGCCTCTTAAGTCTCTCTAATACTACCTCAATACTCATTATTTCTTCAACTCCTTAGCCATCTTACTCAACTTCGCACTGAAAGCCGCCCCGGTCCAGAATCCAACCACGTACATAGCAAACTTGAATACCTCGTAATCAATATATCCCAAAACATATACCACCGCCACAATCGCCCCAGCTACAATACCAACCTGGCGCTTTTTTGAGTTCTCGCCAACAAACAACCCTATTACATTATTTATTAAACCCATTACTTTCTCCCTTCCTTTCTTAATTCCTTAATCTCACTAAAAATAGTTTCAAGCGTGTGATTTATCTTCTTAAACTCCTCCTGCAAATCACCCTTCGGCATATAATGATTAGCCAAATATAACTTGTGTATAGATAAATCATCCCTTGTCCGTGATACAACCCTACTTATCCTAAACAAAACCGGCACCAAAATACCATTTATAAGAAACAACGCAATAAGAGCTACCTGATAAAGCCCTATTTCATTCCCAGTCATAACTATTCCCTCAAACTATTAACCTTTTCATAAATCCTCTACCACACTATCCTTAATCACATTCTTACCAATATAAATCTTCTCATGTATAGGCTCATCCACACTATGCCTCTCACGACAAGCCCCTATATATGCCTCCCTCGCATACCAAAACCTGTCCGTCTCACGTACTACCTCACCCTCAACAGTAACACAATACTTCTTCCGCTGTAACTTGCGCTTATTCATAATCGCTGGCGGACAACCATCCATCCATATATATATCCCGTACCCAGCACTACATTGATGTACTAACATCACTTCTTCCCCTTCTTTATAGGCTCACCCTTAGATTCCTTCAACTCCTCAAAATACTTCTTGAAATCGTAAACTATCGGCAACATCTTCTCACCTAAAGAACTATAAGAAATCTCCGCTACCACATCACAAATCAAATCCACAATCTTATCCTCCGCTACTACCTCACCACCCTCACTCAAAACCTTGTTTACATCCATCGCCGTTTGCAAGTCTTCAGGTGTCTGTAAAGGATGCTTACTCCCCCAACCCTGAGAATTGTAAAAATCCTTTATCCTCACCCTGTAATCAAATACCAAAGGTGGCTTAGCTTTCCCCTGTACCTCAGCACACATCTTCTGCAAATCAACCAAATTCGTCGCCTGCATTACTAACTCAATAGGTACATTTAACTCAGTATCCTTAATACCAGTCTTTACCTTCC